TGAACCATCTGAGTCGCGGAGTCGCGGAGTCGCGGAGTCGCGGAGTCGCGGAGTCTGGAACTCGCATATGGCCGAAAACGACATTATCCCATTCAACGCCAGCTCCTCCGGAGCTCGTCCGGCGGCCCTGGGGGAACTCTCTCCCGCGAGCCGCGCCCGTCTCTCCGCGGTGCAGTTGGAGAAAGATGTGGTGGATTACTGCGAACGGCTGTACGAGATGGCCACGCAGGATCGGTCACGGGATCGTGAAATCCGCGAGACCACCCGGGCAATTGACTACCTTGAGGGCAAGCAGTGGGGGGACCGCGCACGCTACGGCCGAAACCGCCCGGTGCTCAACAAGGTTCGGCGCCATTTCTGGGATCAGGTGGGGTTGCTGACGGATTTGACCTTGGACTACACCGTCAAGCTGTTCGATAAACTTAACGACTACAGTGAGTTTGAGAGGCTCATCAACGTGCTCAGTGTGCACTGGGCGCAGCGCAACCAATTCACCGACAACATCTACGACATCATCCTCTACGGTCTCCTCCACACCGGCCCGGCCAAGGTGCAGTGGAACTCCACCCTCAACGGCGGTATGGGCGACGTGGACATCATCCCCATCGCGCCGTGGCAGTGGGCCACGCTCGGCGCGGGCACGCGGGTGCAGGATTCCGAGTGCGTGATGTACTTCCCGGTAGTCACGCGCGACCACATCGCCCGGCGCTTCGGACACACCCTGGCGAGCCGCGTGGACTGCGACATGGAATATGGGGGCGCTCTCGGCGGCGGCCAGGTTCAGCGCCCGTCCCACATTGGCAAGGACACGTGGGCGAGGATGGGAGAGGGTTTGCGCACCTCGCTGGGCATCCGGCAATCCGGCTACGCCAACGACGCGCTGTACCCGATGGCGACATGCAAGGAGTTCTGGCTTCGTGACAGCAGCGTCAATCAAGGCCGCGAATCCGTCATCGTCGGCAATCCTGACGCCAACTGGAGCTACATCGTGGAGCCCGGCATGGCGCTGTATCCGCGCGGCCGTGTGATCGTGGAGGCTGGCTCGGCGGTGTTGGAGGACGCCCCCAATCCGTACTGGCACGCCAAATTCCCCTTCCCCGTGTTTCGCCCCTTCCGTGTCCCGTGGAAACTCTCGGGCGACTCCATGATGCGGTCGTGGATGCAGATGAACACCGTCATCAACACCATCATGGGCGGTATGCTCGACTATCTGCAATCCATGAACGAGCCCACGTTGGTGGCCCCGAAGGGTGCCTTTCCGGCCGGGGATTGGGACGCATTGGACCCGGGCGCGCCGGGCGGCAAGATCAAGTACAACAACAATGCCCCCAAGGCGCCCGAGTTCGTCAAGCGCGGCGAGGTTCCCGTGGCCGCCAACATGCAGTACATCGCCGAGGTCAACAAGGAGTTCGATATGTCCTCGGGCGCCTCGGCGATGAGTTCGGCGCTGGGGAAGAAGCAGGTTCCGGGCGGGGATTCACTGGAGATGATTCTGAATGCCCGGTCTTTGCCGGTGAAGGTGGAGTCACGGTCCCTGGCGTCGTTTATCGAAGACGGAGGCCAGATGGTGGTGGCCGATATGCTCCAATTCTATTCCGTCGCGCACCGCATGGCCATCATGGGAGCCGCGGGCATCACCTCCGCCGACTACCGGCCTATTTATGGCGAGGCCATGCCGGCGGGCATGGCGCCGGAAGATTTCGTCCGCAAGTTCCAGGGCATTGTGAAACGTGACACCCTGCTGGCCAGTCAGAAGTCCGATAAGGTTCAGTATGCCTTTGCGCTGGCCAAGATGGGCAAGTTGAGCGACCGTAACCTGTTCCGCGCGCTGGACGACAACTTCGACTTTGAGCAGAACAAGAGGGAACTGATCGAGGAGGCGAAGGTGAAGATGCAGGTCGCGGCAGCGGCGGCGGCGTTGCAGGGAAAAGGCCCCGCCGGGCATAAAGAGGGGAAGGGCAGGAAATGACCAACTCGATGTGCTGGTGGGAGATCGCGCGCGCGGCGACTAACATCTGAATCTGCACTTGCATCTGCACATGCACCTGCACCTGCACATCACTCGCACATCCACATCAAAAGCCCCCAAGGCATGACCCTTGAGGGCTTTCGTGTGTCCGGGAGGGTGGACACGGCTGGAGGAAATCCATCCAATGGCAACGCGTGGTGCAGGCCGCTGAGCTTGCTCACCGCGTCACTGCTCTGCATGGTAGGCGGAATGGCCGCGGTTCGTCAAGTCCCACGCACGAACCGTTCACATCTGCATCCACTCCCCACTCGTTCCGCACCCATTCCACATCACCGTGCCTGGAACTATTTTTTCCCGTGTGTTCCGATAATTTGACATTTTTCCCAAACACCCCTCATTCTCTACACGGAAGACACTAGATGGTGTGGTTGGCATCAACTCCTCCCACAACACCTAGAACTCCCTCCCACAGCAGCGGAGAATCTGAATAAGATTGCCACCGTTACTGTTCACGTCTTGGGTATCGTGACCTGCACCTGCACCAGCACCTGCAAGTCACCCTGGCCTGATGAAAGGAGAAGCTCGATGGCTCGTCACGCGAAGCGCACCAAGAAAGGCCGCAAGGCCGCCCGTAAGGCCGTCCGCAAGTAGTTCCCGGACTCGGCCGCGCAGTATCACCCGGGGGGAGTGGGAGTGGGAACGGGTACCAATCTATCCCAACCGCCACCCACCCTCCCCACTACCGACAGACTCTGATATCCGAGGAGCGCCGACAATGGCAAAGGCACAGAAGGAAGTTGCAAAGCATCCCCACATGGGCAGCCGCGAGGAATCGTTTGGTTCCGCGCCTCCCGAAATCGCCGTCGGCGGCGGCACCATGCACACGTTCGGCTACAAACCTCATGCCGGGGTTTGGCCCACCAAGGTGGAGAGCTGCGATGTGAAGTCCGGCTTCCCCCAGGGCTACGACAAGACGAAGAAGACGCCCAAACCGTAAGCGCTGTAACGAGAATAGGACGGCAATGGCAAATCGTGACGACAAGTCGAAGGCCCCCAGCTTCTACGAAGCCGCTGCTGCAATGGGCGGCGGCGTGGGCAAGGGGGCTGGGGCCCCGGGTGCGGGTGCAGGCGCAGGCTCAGGCGCTGCTGCCGGCGAGAAGGTTCAGAACGTGAAGGCCCTGTTGGAGGTCTTCAAGAAAATGGACAAACTGGAGTCTGACCCCACCGCCAAGGACATCATCCAGCAGATGTCGGGACTGGCTCAGAAGTACATGGACACCGTGCAGGGCGGTGGCGCTCCCGGTACCCCCCCTCCGTCGGCAACCAGCGACGGCGCGGCGGCTGGCGGCGATAGCGCTCCCGGAAGTGGTGGCGCAGGCACAGGCGCAGGCGGTGGTATGGGTGGTATGGGTGGTGGTGGCGGTGCGGGTTCATCCGCTCCCGGCCCGTCCGTACCGGCCTAGACATTTAACCGCGGCCCTCCGGCAATCCCGGGGGGCTGCCCAAGCAAACCCGAACTTGCGTGGCAGCATGTAGCGGGTTGGAAACGAGAGAACTACGATGGCAAAGTCCGTACTCGAAGACCTGATGGATATGCTTCCCCCGGCAGAACGTGCCGTGGTGCAGGCCAAGATTGCCTCCAGTCCCGATCTGCTCACCAAAGACCTCAACACGTCCAATCTGTTCAACGTCTATAACGGCGAGGCTCAGGTGGACGCGACCAGCTTGATGACCGCCCACACCCCGGCGGTTCCCAACGCCACACCGGCGTCCGTGGCTGCTGCGTCCATTCCCGCTCCCGGTGCCGGCACCGGCGACTCCAGCGTCATCCTCGCCAAGCTCACCGAGTTGTCCACCAGCATCGACACCAAGTTGGCCGCGCTCGACACGCGCTATGTCCCGGTGGCCAAGCTGGGCGAGTACCGCGCCGACATATTGGCGTCGTCCATCAAGGCCGCCGATGACTACGCCACGGTTCGTGAGAACCACCGCGCCGAGTTCGGCAAGCCCCTCGACCGTGACGCGTTTGAGAAGTTTGTCACCGATCAGACCGCGGCGGGAACCAAGTTCAACAGCATGAGAGCCGCCCACGACTCCTTCGTACAGGAGGAGAGGGTGAATCTTCGCGTGCAGAACGGCATCGCCGAGGGCGTGAGAACCAAGACCAGCGCCGGAACCGTGCCCGGACAGACTCAGTCCGTGGCGATGAGCCCGGCGCTGCAAATCCTGGCCAAGCAGCGCGAAGGCGCCAAGCCCGGTGATCGCGCCAATGCCGCCGCCGCAGCCGAACGCCTGGCCGCGATGGTGAGCGCCCGCGACAATGCGGGTGGCGCGGCGAACTAAGTCTCGTTTCAACGTGGCATCGCTTGTTCGGGCCACGGGCAGTAGAGAGCTGTACCAGAGGAGAAGGCGATGCCACTGACTTACAACGACATCACGGCAGTAACAGTGAACTACATCAGCTCGGACTTCATCGACAATTACTACAAGGTCTCGCCGACCTTTGTAAAAGTCTGGAAGTCCGGTTCAATGGCCAAGCCCTTCCCGGGCGGCAACCAAATCCAGATTCCTTTCCAGTATGCTCCGCTGAAGGCGGGCCCGTTTGCCCCGGGCGGCACGTTCGACATCAGCTACGTGCAGACCCAGACCGCGTTGACGTTCAACGTGAAATACTACTACGCGAACGTCACCGTGCAGGGCACGCAGCTTCCGCTGAACCGTGGCGAGGCCGCGGTGATGAACTTCCTGGAGCCCAAGGTGGTCAACGCCGAGCAGGCGCTGGCACAGTCCCTCATCACGGGCTTCTTCGCCGACGGTCAGGGTACCGTCACTCCGCTCATCGCGCTCGACGGCATCCTTGCCGGTTACGATGATGGAACCAACTACGCCTCCTACGGCGCGATCACCCGGTCGGCGATTGGCGTGGGCGCTTCCACGGGCATCAATGGCTACTTCTTCAACAACGGTGGCACCAACTGGCCGTTCTCGTTGCAGCAGCTTCAGATCGCCTACGGCCAGGCGACGTTTGGCCCCGATCAGCCCAACTTCATCGCCACTACCCAGAGCATCTACAATTCGTTCTGGGCGAAGATGCTGCCGATGCAGCGCACCTACGACGTGGACCCGGATTTGCAGTCGGCCGGTTTCCGCTCGTTCCGCTTCAACGGCATGTCGGTGGTGGTTGACCAGTATGTTCCTGCCGGCTACATCTTCGGCATGAACACCGACTACATCGACGCCTACGTCAGCGACGATCCGCGCTTCGGCTTCGGTTTCACCGGCTTCAAGGAACTGCCGAACTCGGTTGACATGGCGGGGCAGACGCTGTTCGGCGGCAACATCGCCGTCACGGCGCCGCGCCTGGGCTTCGTCATGGCGTTGGCTCAGTAATCTCAGTAATCCCTGCGCCGGGGCGGGATGAGGGTGAGGGCATTGCGATGCCATCTCCCTCTCCCGGCAACCGGCGGGGAGAGCCGAGAATGTGGTTTCAAGCGTATAACGTGCGCCGCGAGCGCCCGGTACAGGAGAGAAGCAAATGGCACTGACAAACGAATTCCCGGTTATTAGCTCCGAGCTGGGGCAGGGGTTGGGCCTGTTTGGCTCGATGACTCCTTTCAACGCGGCGCTCCAGAATAACGGTGCGCTCAATCCGCTGGGCGCGCTGTACTTCGTGCCGTCACCGTCGGAGGGTGGAGCCCTCAACGCTGGTGGTGGTTTCCTGCCGTCCAAGACCGGCTTTGCTTCGGGCCTGTGGGTGAAGTATTGCCTCTACAAGTCCACGGCGAATCCGGCGGCGGTCACCGGCCCCGCTCCCGTCTACTTCACGGACGAGACCTTCACCACCGTCTCCGGCCAGTTCTCCGAGGGTGTGCAGGCTTCCAAGTCCATCTCGGCCGCGGGCTGGCTGCTGCCCAACGCGGGCACAGTGTCCGGTGTCGGCGCGGGCGCTACGCTGTTCACGGCGACGCTGTTGAACAACGGCGGCCTCGGCAGCTATGTCTGGGTTGGCATCCAGGGGTTCATCCCCTCGGCCTACCTGGCGGCCGGCG